AAGGGAAAAAACATCATCGGCATCGCTGACCCTGCAATCTGGGATAAGAGCAGAGGCATCAGCATTGCGGACACGGCGGCAAAGTACGGCGTTTATTTTACGCCTGGAGACCATGAACGCATACCGGGGTGGATGCAGTGCCACTACAGATTGCAATTCGACGAGCTGGGATATCCGCGCTTTTATGTTTTCCGAAACTGCAAGGATTTTATCAGGACAATTCCGCTGATGATGTACAGCCAGCAGAAGCCGGAGGATTTGGACAGCGACCTGGAAGACCACATTGCGGACGAATGGCGCTATGTCTGCATGTCCCGGCCAATCAAGCCAATTATGCCGGTGGAGCAGAGGACGATCCTGTCTGACCCGCTGAATCAGTTTACCGAGAAAGGATGATAACCATGGAAGTCAATCAGAATGAAACGCTGCAAAATGGGCTGGAAGAACTGGAAGCAAAGCCCGTCGGGAAGCAGCAGCTGCAGAAATTCACCGCAATCCTGCGGCAGTACAAGGCCGGGAAGGCAAGGACGGATGCCCGCATTATTGCCGCCGAAAACTGGTGGAAGCTGCGCAACACCGCCGAAGAGCAGAAAAAAACGGAAATCGGCAAAGACGGAGGGTTTACATCCGTGTCTGCCTGGCTGCACAACGTTGTGACAAGCAAACACGCCGACGCCATCGAGGCATACCCGGAGCCGAATATCCTGCCCAGGGAGCCAGGGGATAAGCAGGAGGCGCAGATGCTTTCCTCCGTGATTCCCTGCATCCTGGAGCAAAACGACTTCGAGGCCACCTACAGCGACGCCATGTGGAGCAAGATGAAGTTCGGCACCGCCGCCTACAAGGTTGTGTGGGACAAGAACATCGAAAACGGATTGGGTGACATCCGGGTTGACCGGCTGAATCTTCTGAATGTGTTCTGGGAGCCTGGGATCGAGAAGATCCAGCAGAGCCGGTACATCTTCCAGACGGAGCTGGTGGACAAGGACATTTTGAGGAAGAAGTACCCTGAGCTGGAAAACAAGCTGAAGGGCACAGGTCTGCTCAGCGCAAAATTCCTGTATGACGACACGGTGGACACCAGCAACAAGGCAACGGTGATTGAGGTATACTACAAAGCGAACCAGGGCGGAAAAACCATGCTGCATTACTGCAAGTATGTGGACGATTACGTCATTTACGCAACGGAGAACGAAACACAGCCGGTTATGGATGATATGGGGAACGTCATTGCACAGCCGATGGCCAGCACCGGTCTATATGACCATGGGGAATACCCATTTGTCTTTGACCCGCTGTTCCCAATCGAGGGCAGCCCCTGCGGGTATGGGTTCGTGGATCTTGGCCTGAATCCCCAGATTGCCATTGACCTGATGAACACGGCATTTATCAAGAATGCGGTGGTTGGGTCAATCCCCCGGTACATCTCCAACAACGACGAGGCCAGCATCAACGAAAAGGAAATGCTGGACACCAAGAATCCCATCATCCACATCAAGGGAAGCGTGGATGAAATGTCCCTGCGTCTGATGCCCCACAACTCCCTGGACGGGAACTATATGAATCTGCTGGACCGGTACATCCAGGAGATGCGGGAGACCACCGGAAACACGGAGACCAGCACAGGCAATATTGCCTCCGGCGTGACGGCGGCTTCCGCCATTGCGGCGCTCCAGGAGGCGGCTGGAAAGGGAAGCCGGGACAGCAACCAGGCATCCTACCGGGCCTACGTCAGAATTATCAAGCTGTGCATAGAGCTGATACGGCAGTTCTACACCCTGCCCAGGAAGTTCCGTATTACCGGTGAGTATGGGACCATGGATTTTGTAAGCTACGACAATTCCGGGCTTTCTCAGGCGCTTCCTGGGCTGAACGGAGAGGTTGGATACCGGAAACCGGAGTTTGACATCAAAGTGAGCGCCCAGAAAAGGAACGTGTACACCAAGGTGGCAAACAACGAGATGGCTTTGCAGTTCTTCCAGATGGGATTTTTCAATCCGCAGATGGCGGAGCAAGCGATGATGTGCATGGAAATGATGGACTTCGACGGGAAAGACCAGGTCATGCAGAAGGTTGCAAAGAACGCCATGATTTTCCAGAAGCTCGCGTTTTATTTGCAGCAGTGCTTTATGATGGCAGGCGCAACCGGCAACATTGCCCTGGCACAGCAGGCGGCAATGGATATGCAGCAGTATTTGGGCGTTGCTGTCCAGGTTCCGAATGGGGCTGCAAGTGCTTCCCTGGGGCAGCAGAACCCTGAGGAATCCGGCGTCACAAAGAACGCAAGGCAGAGGACTGCAAACACCACCGCGCCGAAGGAGGGATAACGGATGATTAAGGTGAAATACAACCGTTTCTGCAACAAACTGACCATGACCGGACACGCCGGTTCCGCCCCTCGCGGGCATGACCTGGTGTGCAGCGCCGCCTCCATCCTGGCACACACGCTGGCAGCAAATGTGGAGAACATGGCAGATGCAGGGATGTGCTGCAATGTTGTTCGGGAAATCCAGGATGGGGAAGCAAGAATCAGCTGCAAGGCGATGCGCGGCAGCGAACGGATCGTTGCAAACACCTTCCAGAATGTGTGCGTTGGGTTCGAAATCCTGGCCAGCAAGTTCCCGCAGAATATTTCCTTCAAAATTCTTGGGTAATTGGTTAGAGATAAAAATACAGGTTTGCTATTATCAAATCAGCTTACAAAGCTACATCTTTTTTGGAGGTCAGAATCATGACTTACAGCAAAAAGTGGGACTTCCTCCAGCTCTTTGCCGGAGAAGGTGCGGGCGCTGGCGGAAGCGCAGGCGACGGCGGCACTTCCGGCAATGGCGGCGGGGATGCTTCCGCTCCGGGCGTGGCAGCTGTGGACGCCGCACAGAGGCTTCGGGACATGGGCGTTCCCGAGAGCAAGATTGCCAGGTATGGGAAAGCATACGGAAAACGGGCGAATAAAACCGCTGCCCCTGTGGCTGCGGAACAGGCTCATGGAGCCGAAGAGCAGGCCGCCGCTGCTGAAAACAAAACCGCCCAGGCAGAGGAGCAGCAGCACGAACCCCAGAAATACAACTGGGACGAAGTGATGAAAGACCCGGAAATCAACCGGAGAATGCAGGAAACTGTCAGGGCCAGCAAGAAAAAAGCCCAGGCTGCGGAGGACGCCATTGCCGCTTTGGCACCGGCGCTGAAACAGCAGGCAGAGGAATTCGGCCTTGACCCGGAGAACATCGACTATGTGGCTCTTTCCAAGCACATCACCGGGGAATATGATGACCAGGCGCTTCAGATGGGCCTCCCCAAGGAGACTGTGGTGAAAATGGAACAGCAGCATCGGATCAACGAGGAGAAGCTGAACCGTGACCACATCGCCGGACTGATCGCCCAGGGCGAGAAGATGAAAGAAGTCTTCCCGAATTTCGACCTTCGCAAGGAAATGGAGAACCCCCAGTTCCGCCGGCTGACTGCAAGAGGCGTCAATGTGAGCGTGGACGACGCTTACCGCATTGTGCACCGGAAAGAACTGGAATTGGCTCAGGCGCAGATCGTGGAGCGGAAAGCCACGGAACGTGTTCAGAACACCATCCGGGCGGGCGCGGCCAGACCTGACGAGAGCGGTTCTGCTTCCCAGGCTCCCTCTGTTACGACCATCGACTGGAAACACGCCAGCCGCGAACAGCTTCAGGCTCAGGCAAAGCGGATTCGTCTGGCTGCGGCACAGGGGAGAAAACTCAGACCCGGGGAATGACCGGGTGATTCTCCCCGCACAGAAAACGGAAGGAGAATTACAAATGCAGAAAATCATTAACATGTTCATGGCCGTTCTTCAGATTTTCGCTGATGGCGGCGGCGCTCTGGTGAATGCAACCGGCAGCTTTGTCAATGCATACACCGGCGCAACGACTCCCTTTGACGGAAACAACTCCTTCAGTGGGGAGATCAAGGCGTTCTTCGACACCACGCTGCTGGAAAACGCCCGCGTCGATATGTACTATGCCCAGTTCGCCAAGACCCAGCCCCTCCCCAAGGGAAGGGGAAAGAGCGTGGAATGGCGGAAGTGGAACACCTTTGCCAGGGCGTCCAAGCTCCAGGAAGGTGTGATCCCCACGGGTCAGAAGTTCGGCATGACCTCCAAGTCCGGCTCCATTGACCAGTACGGCACCTATGCCGCCGTTACCGACCAGCTGGAGCTCCACGCCTATGATGATGTGATCCTGGGCGCCTCCGAGGAGATGGGTGCATCTGCCGCGGAGACGCAGGAGGTCCTGATCCGGGATGCGCTGCTGACCAACACCAATGTTCTGTACTGCGACAACATCACTCTGGCAACCGGCGCGGTGGCGTCTACCCCCACCAGCTGCGCAACCATGGAGGCTTCCGCAACTGCCATGTCCATGTTCACCCCCACCATGGTGGCCCGGGCGGTGACCATCATGAAGAAGAACAAGGTGCCCACCATCAACGGCAAGTATTATGCCGTCATCCACCCCTCTGTGGCGTTTGATCTGCGCCAGCACAAGGACTGGATCGATGCGCACAAGTACGCTGCCACCACCGAGATTTTCAACGGCGAAATCGGCGAGCTCCATGGGATGCGGTTTGTGGAGGACACCTTCGCCCCCATCCTGGGCGGCGAAACCTACCAGAACAAGGCCGGAACCAAGACCTACGCCACCTACTGCTTCGGCAAGGACGCCTTCGGCATCATCGACCCGGAGGAGGGCGGTCTGGAAATGATCGTCAAGAGCAAGGAGCAGGCCGGCGGCCCCCTGAACCAGTTCTCCACCATCGGCTACAAGCTGGAAACCGGGACCGTGGTGCTGTACACCGAGCGTGTGCTGAGAATCATGAGCTGCTCCAGCTATTCCGCCGTGGACGAGATCAATTGATTTACCATCCGGCAGGGGGCAATACCTCTGCCGGGAACATAAGGAGTGATTACGATGGCTAAGAAGAATGATATCGAGAATCAGAACGTACCTGACGATTCCTCCACTGCCCAGACAGGAGAAAAGGAAACCGATGGTAAGATGGAAAATCCCATGGATAATAGCAATGCAGCTGCGGCTGCGGAATACGATCCCTGGGAGCTGGTGCCTCTGATGGTGGAGCGTGACCCCACCGATGAAAACACCAATATGGTGATCGGCATCAACGGCAAGAACTACGTTATGCCCAGGGGCAAGGTTTCCAATGTGCCCCGGTGCGTCTACGACGAGTACCAGCGGGCAAAGGCAGCTCAGTATCAGGCAGATGCCACCATTGCAGAGCTCAGCGGAATCAAGGCTGCAGCAAACTAAACAGATGATGCGGAGGGAGGCGGAATAGCCTCCCTTTTTTGGTAAAGGGGGAAAAAGCAATGACGATTAAGGAAGCGATTACCCAGTCCGACGAAACGAATACCAATGATTATTCGACCTCTCAGAAAATCATCTGGCTTTCCAGGGTGGAGGCTATGGTGAAAAACGATGTGATTGATGCCCATGAAGGATCAGAGGCGTATCACTTCAGCGGATTTGACGAAAGCACAGATATGGAAACCGAGCTCATGATGCCGGAGCCCTATGATGAATGCTACATCCAATATTTACAAGCCCAGGTATACTATGCAAATGATGAAATTGACCGATACAACCGGGCGATAACCATGTTCAATTACAAGTTTGATGCATTCAAGGGCAATTACAAGAAAACCCATGCGCCAAAGGGCAGCGGACGGTTTCGGTTTTAAGGAGGGATTGCTGTGTACCCGATCCTGAATTCTTCAAAAGAATCCCGGCAGACCGTTGACATCATTGACACCTTTGCCGGATACAACCACAACCTTAAAATCGGAGATAATGAGTTCTACGATGTGATGAACCTTTCCTCCGATGAGGCCCCGGTTCTGGCTACAAGGAGGACCAGAGGATTATACGTTGCTTCTTCCAATGTGCAGGGAATGATAGAAAAAGACAGCCTGTGCTACGTGGACGGAAGCTATTTTGTGATGAATCAATACCGGGTTGATATGGGGCTTTCCGTTCGGGAGGAGGACTGCCCCAAGCAGCTTATCTCCATGGGCGCTTATGTGGTGATTTTCCCGGACAAAATGTATATCAATACCCTGGATTTGACGGATTTTGGCAGTTTGGATGCGGAATTCACCAGCGCTTCCGATGTCACCTTTTCCCTGTGCAAGCAGGACGGCACAGTATATCAGCCGGACTATATTCAGCCGGAGGAGCCGGACGGCGCAGAAAATATGGCAATCTGGATGGACACCAGCGACACGCCGCACAGCCTGAAGCAGTGGAGCGCAAGCGCAGGTATTTGGTCCGGCATTGCAACGACCTACATCAAAATTCACTGCGTTGGGATTGGAAAGGCGTTTTCCCAGTATGATGGGGTGAAGATTTCCATTCAGGAAGGGATCACGGCGTCGACGGCGGATCAGATCAATGCGCTCAATGGATCACATGTCATCTATGCCGCTGACGATGATTCCATTACTGTGACCGGCATTCTGGACGAGCAGACCACGGTAGAGCAGCAGATCACCGTTTCAAGGAAAATGCCTCTGGTGGATTTCGTCGTCGAGAACGACAATCGGCTATGGGGGTGCCGATACGGCATGAACCGGGACGGAGAAGTTGTGAATGAGCTGTACGCATGTAAACTGGGGGATTTCAAGAATTGGGAGTGCTACATGGGCATCAGCACGGACAGCTATGCCGTATCACTTGGCTCAGACGGACAGTTCACTGGGGCAATCACCCATGCAGGGTATCCTATTTTCTTCAAAGAGAACTGTATGCACAAGGTATACGGCTATATTCCATCAAATTTCCAGGTTCAGACAACCCCATGCCGTGGTGTGCAGAAGGGGTGCAGCCGAAGCCTGGCGATCGTTAACGAAATCCTGTTCTACAAAAGCCGGAACGCCATCTGCGCCTATGACGGCTCTTTGCCAACGGAAATTTCTTCGGCTTTTGGAAATGTACAGTACCAAAACGCGGTAGCAGGCTCCCATGGGAACAAATACTATGTTTCCATGCAGGAAGTGGACAGCGGCAATCCGATCATGATGGTTTATGACACCTCGAATGGGTTGTGGCACAAGGAGGACGATGTAAATGCCGTTCAGTTTTGCTCCTGCCGTGGAGAATTATATTGCGCCACAGAAGATGGGAAAATCATCACCATGCTTGGTAGCGGAGATTCATATGAATGTATCGTTGCCTGGATGGCGGAAACGGGAATCATAAACGCTTCCTACCCGGAGCGGAAGTATCTGAAGCGAATCAACATTCGATTGGCGCTGGATCCTGGAAGCACGCTGTCCGTTTCTGCAGAATATAATTCCTGCGGCACATTTAAGCTCATTGGGACGATGACAGGTGACAACATACAAAGTTTTACCTTCCCTGTCCGCCCAAAGCGATGCGACCACCTGCGTCTACGTTTTGATGGATACGGAAAAGCAATTGTTTTTTCAATTACCAAGACCATTTCCGGAGGGAGTGACTCGCCTTGATCGATATTCGCCAACCGAGCATAACGGCAAAGACAGAAAGAGAACAGCTCTTGCAGATTCGTTCCTACCTGTATCAACTGGCGCAACAGCTGCAATGGGCATTTGGAAGTATTCCTGATGCAGGCGGACAACAGACATCCGTTAAAAGTCAGGAAAATGCATCTTCAAATTTGGGCGATACGGACGGGCCGAAAACCTTCGCCAAAATCAAAAATCTGATTATCAAGAGCGCTGACATCGTGGAAGCGTACCGAACTGAAATTACCAAAACATTGACAGGAAAGTACGTTGCTTCCTCGGATTTTGGAACGTTCCGAGAGCAGACTATGGCGGCGATCACGGAAACGGACAGAAACATCAACCAAAATTATACGCATATCCAGCAGATTGAGACCAATGTGGAGGGGCTGGAAAACGGAATCCGGGAAATGAACACTTATATCCGTACCGGTTTTTTGTACGAGGAAGAAGACGGGACGGCCAGGTATGGCGTGGAGATCGGGGAAGAGGCAGAGAAGGACGGTGTAAAAGCATTCCAGAAGTTTGCTCGGCTGACCAGCGACCGGCTCTCCTTCTTTGACCAGAACGAAATCGAGGTGGCGTACATCTCCGACCGGAAGCTGTACATCACATCGGCCCAGGTGCAGGAAATAGAGGCAAAGCGGGTAACCATCCAAGGCTTGGCAATTGGATCATACATTTTGCAGGCAGGAAACGATGGACATTTGACATTATCGTGAGGTGGAAACAATGGCATATCAATACAAAAACTATGAAGAAAGCGATGCGGTAAAGCAGTACCGGCAGCAGCTGGATCAGATTCAGCAGCAGCGGCCGGGGGAATACCAGAGCAAATGGCAGCAGCAGATGGATGGCCTTCTGTCGCAGTACCAAAACCGGAAGCCATTCCAGTATGATATTAACGACGATGCCATGTATCAGCAGATGGTTGACCGGTATGTGCAGCAGGGGCAACAGGCCATGATGGACACCATGGGACAGTCGGCTGCCCTCACCGGAGGCTACGGCAACAGCTATGCCCAGACCGCCGGGCAGCAGACCTACCAGAACTATTTGCAGGGAGTAAATGATATGCTTCCGCAATATTACCAGATGGCCCTTGACCGCTACAAAAACGAGGGAGACAGCCTTTTAAACCAGTATAATCTGATGGCGAATCAGGAGGACATGGCATACAGCCGGTACAATGACCAGCTGAACCGGTATTTTGCAGACCTTGACCGGGCGCAGAGCGTGTATGACAACGAGCGGAACACGGACTATAACCTGTGGGCTGACCAGGATGAGCGGGACTACAGCCGCTACCAGGATCAGCAGAAGCTGGCCCAGGCCCAGGTGGATTATCTCCTATCGGTGGGCGTGGATCCGAATGCGGAGCTGCTGGCGATGGCGGGGTATGACAGCCAGTATGTAGACCAGCTGCTGGGGAAAAACATGCCGATGATTTTTGCAGGTGGTGGCAGCGGTGGAACAACGAAAAAGACGACATATAAGTCAAATACGACGGATAAGTCAGGCGTACCTAGTTTAAGAGAGATTACAAAAGCCGTGAACAGTGCGGTAACGGGAGAAGTCAAGAACGTGGGTGGAGCGCTGAGTGCCATTGAAAAGCTAAAAGAAGCAGGAGTGGTTACAGATAGCCAGGCATCGATTCTGAAACAAAACGTTAAAAACAATGCAAGCGGCGCATATATCAAGTCTGCACCAACGGAGGATGAGCTCCGCAGAATGCACAACTAAGGAGATAAGAGATGGCGAAAAAGAAAACCGTATCGGTGGGATATCAGATTCTGGACGATCTGCAAAAGAACACGGAACTGATTGGGAAGACCCAGAAAACAACAAATGGATATGGATACAGCATCTTATCCCAGTTGGAAAAGGAAACCGAGGAGCTTGCTGCCAGGAGCAGAGCGCTGGATATCCTGGATGAGCAGAGAAGAGAACGGGAAGAGCAGAAGGCAGCGGTAAAAAATCGGAAAAGCTTTGGCGAGCTGCTGATGGGGAGCGGAAAAGACTATCAAGATTCCATGGGCCAAATCAACCAGGCGGGGAAGATTGCCACAAAGAGCCTGCTTGGAAGCTTGTTTGGGGAAAAAGGAGGTGCGGGAAGCGAAGGAAGCGCAAAGAGTCGAGATGAAAGAAGCCTTGGAACCAGCATGCCTGAAGAGCGGGCCAGCCTGAGTCAGCAGATGATGGACCTGGCGAACGCGAAGGTGGCGAATGAATACGCAGGGATGGGCAAGGAAGTGCGGGAGCCTGCGGCTGAGAAGGATCCCGAAGCGGAATACTTTACGGGGCTGCTTGCGAAGAATAGCTGGGCGCAGGAAAGCAGCGATTCCGCCGTTCCGATCCGTGGCATGGGAAGATACTCAAGCAGCAACCCGAGCAGTAAGGAGAAGCGGATTGAAATTACCGATCTTGAATCGGCAAAAGATGAACGTGAAGCCGCTTATCTGGAGTACCAGAAGGCGGAGGAGAATTACTACGCTGTACCGGATGGAGATTTTCAGAAGGCACAAGACAATTATCTTGCTGCTGATGCACGCTTGCAGGAAGCCGAGTCCCGTGTAAAACAGCTGGAACAAGATTTGCAAGCGCAAGAGGATGAGTATACCTACAACAAGTACAAAGCCATGATTGCTTCTCTTTCTGAAAAAGAGTTTGAAGCCCTTTTGGCGAGCAATGATCAAGATGATACGATGTCTTATGGGTATCTTTTGAAGCAAGGGTACAGCAGGTATGACATCAATGCCATGTACGAAACCCTTTTGCGGGGCCTGAATGCGGAAATGTCAGAAAATGTCCTTGGCTCTGTTTATGATTTTGCGGGACAGAATTTCGGAACAGGTGCTGTTGGATTCGCAGGAGCGAGAGCAGGACAATTTCTTGGCGGCTTTACCGGAACAGCCCAGGTGATCCTCGATACAGCGAGGCACTATTTCCAGGGTTCTCCATATCACGGAACAGACCCGAATGGACCAGGATACCTTCCTAGCAGAGCTGCCGCCGCTGCTGACCAGGGTGCTTCTGATGCCATTGAGGGAGAGGACGGAAATTTCCTGCGAAAAGCAGCAGCCTTTGTATATCGTGGTGCCGCCAATGCTGCGGACAACCTGGTTCGAATGGCAATTGCTTCCGCTGTTGGCGGAGGTAGTTTGTACGGTGCCAAAATCAACAGCGCGTTTTCCTTTACACAGGGTTTTCAGGGAAGCTACAGAGAGTCTCAGGAAAAAGCAGGTTCCCCGATTCAAGGATGGTTGGTTGGTTCTGTGGACGGTGGCATGGAGGTATTTACCGAGAGCAGAACATTTGAGCGCTGGATGAACCTGAAAGACCCTGAGCTGATCGGGAAGGATGCTTATGCGTGGCTGAAATCTGCTGCGGTTGGAATCGGAAACGAAATCACAGAAGAAGAGGCTTCCTACATTGCAAACACCATCGCAGATGCCGTGGTGATGGCGAACAAGAGCGATAGCGCTCAGTTCATCAAGGCTGCGGTTGCTGACGGAAAAACACAGGCGGAAGCATGGTGGGAGCTGGTGAAAAAATATGGCCACGAAATGGCGGTCACGGCTGCAGATACGGCAATGTCCACACTGCTGATGAATGCAGGAACCGGGGCTGTTGCGAAATACCAGGATAATCGCCTTTATAAGAAGAACTACGGAGAGGTTGCACAGGAGCTTGTCCAGGAAGGACTTGAAAGCCCGGATGGGACCCAGAGCCGCAACCTGGCAGAGAAGTATCAGAAGAAGCTGGATGCCGGCAAGCAGCTTTCCGGCAGCGAGCTGCGGCGGCTGGTGAACGCCAACGAGGAGCAGTTTTCCAGGGAGGAACAGGCGTCTGACGAGAACAAGCAGGAAAACGAAGATCCAAATCAAGAGTATATTCGGAATGCCACTACTCCGAATGAAGAGGATTATCGATATATTCCAGACAAGAACGTTCAGGAAGAACTGGTTGATTCCGAAATGGAAACAACCAGGTCGGAACCGGAGAAATCCGTCACGCTGGAATCTCTTTCCGAGAAGTACGGCAATTATGCGGAGGCAATGCGGCGGAACTACCTGGAGGGGCAGGATGCGGAAGAATATGACCGGGAGTTTCAGATTGCCTATGACTTTGGAAAATCCGGTCTGAACAAGGACGCTCTGAGCCGCGTGGAGGCGCTGAGCGGTCTCAGCCTGAGCCAGAGAGAGATTGCCTACGAGATTGGGAAAGCCGCTGCTGCTGCCCAGGCGAAGGCACAGAGCGCCAAAAATGCGGAGGCTGCAAACGGGAAAACCGGATGGCACAAAGGCACTGTGCGGGGTGAGGGCGTGAAAATCGCAGACCTTACCAAGGAATTCAATGACCCGCAGCGGAAGGCATACAGCACCCTGAGTACCATTGCGGAAGCGACCGGAATCGACATCGTTCTCTACAAGTCCCAGGCTGATGAAAACGGCGTATTTCAGGGGGAACAGGGGCGCTTCAAGTGGAGCGACAACACCATCTACATTGATGTAAACGCCGGCCTTTCCACCGCCAAGGACGTGGGGAGCCTGGCGAAATACACCATGCTGCGTACCTATGGCCATGAATTTACGCATTTTATTGAAAAGTGGAACCCGGAGCAGTATAATGATTTCAGAAAAGCGGTTTTTGAAACCATGGAAAACCCGGAGGACCTGATTGAAACCGTGCTCTCCCAGGACAGCACCGGGAAAATGAGCTATGACGATGCCAGCCGGGAGGTTGTGGCGGAGGCCATGACGGACATCCTGGAGGATTCCCAGTTCATCCAGCAGCTTGCAGACAAGCACACCAGTGTATTTGAAACCCTGCGCTCCAAGCTGAAAGAGTTTGTCGAAAACCTGAAAAGCTACTTCAAGTCCCTGGCGAAGAACGGCTCCCGGGAGGCGAGGCTCCTGAAGCAAGAGGTTGGAGACAGCATTTCCTACCTGGAAAATATCGTAAAGCAGTTTGATGATATCGCTGTTCAGGCTGTTGAGAACTACCAGAAGACGGTGGCGGAAGATAACTCTGAAACTTCCTCTGAAACTAAAAATTCCGAAAAAGATACTAAGGATGATTCCGCTCAGAAATCCGAAGCTCCAATAGAATCAAATCAGGCTGAAAATGATTCTATCCAGGAGAAAGAGGAAAAGGAAGAACCGAAAGCAGAGGAAAAACAGGAGCCGGAAACGACTTCCTATGGCAGCTTCTCCATTACTCCGAACACGGAGAGAGGAACGCTGGAAATCCGCTTTGACAGCAAGCCTGACCAGAACGTTCTTAATCTTCTGAAGGAAAACAAGTTCCGGTGGAGCAGCAAGAATAGGCTGTGGTACGGAAAAGCAGACCAGAAGGAAATCTCCAAACGCATTTCTGATGCAATGAACGATGCTGAGAATTCTTCATCTCAAGAGCCAGTTTCAGAAAATAATCAACTGCTGGATAATCCGGCAGTGAATAATACAGAGGAGGTAACACCAAATGCCGAAACTGATGTACGAGGACAGGAAGAAAGCAATGGAGCCTTACGGGAAGATCACCAGGGAGGAATACCTGAATCTGAACAGCCTGGCGAAGGAAATCCACGATTACTGGATGAAGTGGAAGCCGAACCTTTACAACAGCATGAGCAAGGAGGAACTGCTGGAGTACCTGGAGAACGAGGGGCAGAGGCTGGACGATCTGGCGGCGGATCTGATTCAGAGCGGGATGGACGTTCCGGGAGCGCTGGAAGTGGTTCGGGCTCAGATTTACGACGAGATGGCGACGTAACCCGTGACGATGGCGGAATTTCCGAAACCGTTCAGCGGGAGATTGAGCGGAAGTCTACGGAAAAGCCGAAGGGTGAAAATTATGCCATCGGTGAAAGCCTGAACCTTGCGAAAGGCGAAAAGGGCAGATACCGGGACAACGTTTCCGCGCTTCGCCTCATTCACCAGCTGAACCAGGAGGGCCGGTTTGCCACAAAGGAGGAGCAGGAAGTCCTTTCCAGATATGTTGGATGGGGCGGACTGGACGGCGCTTTCGGAGCGCTTGCCTATAACCGGGAGACCCGGAAAAGCGAGATGCGGGCAAAGTCAGGCTGGGAAAAGGAATTCCAGGAGCTTCGGCAGCTTGTGGCGGACGGCATTATCACCGAGGAAGAATACCGCGGCATGAGCGAAAGCACGAAGAATGCCCACTATACGTCCATGGAAGTCATCTCCGCCATGTATGACGGCCTGAAAAAACTGGGCTTCCAGGGCGGCAGAATGCTGGAGCCCAGCAGCGGCGTTGGCAATTTCGTTGGCGGTATGCCGGCGGATATGACTGCCAGCGTCAAGAGCTGGACCATGGTGGAGCTGGACAGAGTGACCGGCCAGATTGCGAAGTACCTGTACCCCAACAACGATGTGCGGATCGAGGGCTTCCAGGATGCCAATATCCCCAACGATTACATGGACGTTGCCATCGGCAATGTTCCCTTTGGCAACTATGGCGTGGTTGACAGAACATACCCGAAGCGGGTCACAAAATCCATCCACAATTATTTCTTCGCCAAGTCCATGGACAAGGTCCGCCCCGGCGGTCTGGTGATGTTCATCACGTCCAGCTTTACCATGAACTCCCAGGACAATGCCATCCGGCAGTATCTCATGGACAGAGCCGACCTGCTTGGCGCCATTCGCTTACCGAATACCGCATTCAAGGGGAACGCTGGAACGGACGTTGTAACGGACATCCTGATTCTTAAAAAACGGATTCCCGGCACTGCGTATTCCGGTGAGACGTTCCTGGAAGCACCGCAAAAGAGTATTCCAGGCAGCTGGCGGATGGCAAATGTGAACGAATACTTTTCCAACCACCCTGAAATGGTGCTTGGAAAAGAGACGGTAACCAGGGGAATGTACGGAGCTGAAACCCTTACCTATGCCCCTCTGGAGGGCGCAGGGAGCCTTGGAGACCAGATTCGCTCTGCCTTTGACAAGATTACCGGTAAAATGGATTATATCCAGAAGACGGCTGAGAGCGTCCAGAAAGCAGCGGAGAAAGCGGTCAGAAAGCCGAAGGAGGGCGTATACCGCAGGGCACAGGACGGAACCATCACCAACGGCTCCGGCGTTGCCGTGACCAATGCGGACACCGCAAAGAGAATCGGCGGCATGATCGACATCCGGGATGCCTACCGGAATCTGGTGGAGCGGATTCAGCAGGGCCGGACAAAGGAAGAAATCGCGAAGGCCAGGAAATATCTGAACCAGGTTTACGATTCCTTTGTGAAGGAAAACGGGCTGATCAACGACCCGAAGAACAAAAAAGCCTTTGAAGAAGACCCCTACCGGTTTTCCCTGTACGCCCTTGAAACGGATTACCAGAAGGGCGGAAAAGGGAAACCCTCCACGGCGAAAAAGGCGGACATCTTCACAAAGGACACCATCAAGGCCAACGTCACCGTGACCCATGCGGAGAGTGTCAGCGACGGCTTGATCGTCTCCATCAATACCACCGGTGGCGTGGATGCTTCCCTGATTGCTCGGCTTACCGGAAGAAGTAAGGAGGAAGTCACCCGGGAACTGATTGACGGCAGGATGGCGTTCAAGGTAAGAAGCGGCAGACTGGAAGCGCCGGAAACGTACCTGTCCGGCAATGTGCGGGCAAAGCTGCGGGAGGCGGAAGCGCTTGCCAGGAACGACAAGGACTTCCAGAACAATGTGGAGGAGCTTCGCCGGGTGATTCCGAAGGACGTTCCCTATGACGAAATCCATGTTTCCCCCGGCGCGGTGTGGGTGCCAACGGATGTGTATGCCGATTTCATCGCCCATATGCTCGGCGGAAGAAACAACGGATACAGCGGCCCGGATGTGGAGGTCGGCTACTCTGCCCAGACCGGAGAATACAAAATCCGGCTGAATAATGCCAGGCTGAAAGGCAACTACCACAACACCCAGGAATGGGGAACCAGCCGCAGAAACTTCCTGGATCTGTTTGAATCCCTGCTTGGGAACGGAAATGTGACGGTCACTGACCGGGAGATCGATGCAAACGGTAAGGAGCGCCGGGTTGTCAACAAGGACGAGACCGCTGCTGCCCAGGAAAAGGCGGATAAAATCAAAGAGGAATTCCGAAACTGGATATGGAGCGACGAAACCAGGAGAACAGAGCTGTCGAAACTCTATAACGAAACCTATAACGCCCTGGCTAACCCGAAATATGACGGTTCCAGCCTGACGGTGAATGGCCTCAACGCAACCTTTTCCTTGCGGGAGCACCAGGCGAATGCCGTGAAGCGGATTATTGCATCCGGCGGCAATACCCTGCTTGCCCACCGGGTCGGCGCTGGAAAGACCCTGGAAATGGCGGCGGCTGCCATGAAGCTGCGGGAGCTTGGAATCGTAAAAAAGCCTGTGTTCGCCGTGCCCAAAAGCCTGGTTGCCCAATGGGGTGTGGAATTCAACAGCTACTTCCCGGCGGCAAAGCTCCTTGTGGCAGATGACAAGAGCTTCAGCAAGGAGAACCGGAAGGTATTCACCAACAACATTGCCAACGGTGACTTTGACGCGGTGATCCTCTCCTATGAGCAGTTCGGAAAAATCCCCATGTCCAGGGAATACCAGCAGCGCTTCCTTCAGGAGCAGATCGATGAGGTTTTGACTGCGATTGCGGAGGAAAAGGCAGAGAACGGCGGAAAGAGCCTTACCGTCAAGCAGATGGAAAAGAAGGTTGCCCAGCTGAAAACGAAGCTGGAACGGCTGAAAATCCAGAGCGTTGACGAGGACAACGTGGATTTTGAAACCCTTGGAATCGATGCGCTTTTTGTAGACGAGGCGCACAACTTCAAGAATTTGCAGTACACCACGAAGATGCAGAACGTGGGCGGGCTTGGAAATTCCGACGGCAGCCAGCGGGCCTTTGACCTGTATACGAAAATACGGTATTTGCAGCAGCTGAACGGTGGCCGTGGCATTGTATTCGCCACCGCAACACCTGTGATGAACAGCATGGCGGAAATGTATATCATGCAGAAGTATTTGCAGTCCGATATGCTGAAGCAGCTGGGCATTACCACCTTTGACGCCTGGGCAAAGCAGTTCGGAGAGGTTGTGAATACCTACGAGATCAAACCCAGCGGGCAAGGCGTGCGGGCAAAACAGGTTTTCTCCAACTTCAAGAACCTGAACGAGCTTCAGCTGATGTTCCGCAGTTTCTCCGACGTGCTTACGGAGGTCCCCGGCCTGAAAATTCCGAAGATGCGGGGCGGCGGCGTTCAGATCGTGGAATGCGAACCGGGTAAATTCCAGAAGGAGTACATGAAAAGTCTGGAAAAGCGGGCGAACAATGTGAAAAACGTTGACCCGTCTGAGGACAATATGCTGAAAATCACCAGCGACGGCAGAAAGGTCAGCTATACCCAGCGGATGATTGACCCGACCCTTCCCTATGAGCCTGGGTGCAAGCTGTATCGGTGCTGCGAGAACATTCTGAAGGAGTACCGGGACGGAAAGAACATCAAGACCGTTGATGGAAAGACCGGGAAAACGGTTACGATCAACGGGACGCAAATTGTCTTCTGTGACATGGCAACGCCAAAGGGAAAGGACAAGTCCAAGGCAAACGACGATGTTACGACCGAAATCGACGATTCCTTTGACGCAGAAAGCGCAAGGCTCTATGAGGATATGCGGGACTACCTGGCAAAGAAAGGAATCCCCCGGAAGGAAATCGCGTTCATCCACGAGGCGGACACAGACCTGAAACGGAAGCAGCTGTTCGCGGACATGAACGCCGGAAAGGTTCGGGTTCTGATTGGATCCACCGGAAAGATGGGCGTTGGCATGAATGCCCAGCGTTGCGTCACGGCCATTCACCACCTGGATGCACCCTGGCGGCCCGGTGATGTGGAGCAGCGGGACGGACGAGCCTTCCGTCAGGGCAATCTGAATGACGAGGTTGCAAAGTATGTCTATGTGACAACCGGAAGCTTTGATGCACGGCTGTGGGATATTCTGGACAGAAAGAGCGGTTTCATCAACCAGATCATGAACGGTGACGACGTTGGCAGAAATGCCGAGGACACCGGTGACGTTACCCTGAGCGCTGCGGAAGTGAAAGCCCTTGCCTCCGGCAATCCGATGATTAAGGAGAGCGTGGAGCTGGCGGACGAGCTGCAAAAGCTGAACAGCCTGAAGCGCGCCCACGATTCTGCTGTGATCAGAGCCAGAACCAATCTGCAAAACGACATCAAGGCGATTGCGGCCCTGGAAATGTCCATCGAGGCAAGAAAAGCAGACCTCAAAAAGCGGACGGACACCTATTCTGAGGAGAAATTCTCCATGCAGATCGGTGGAAAGACGTTCTCTGACCGGAAAGATGCCGGCGAAGCGCTGCTTTCCGCGATTCTCTCCAAAGCGAAAACCGAAAACGAGTATGCGGAAATCGGCTCCTTTGCAGGGTTCCAGATTCTGGCGGCGAAATCCCAGGGAGAATATGAAGGTGTTCTGCGTGGCTCCTTCCGGTATGGATTCAAAGTCCACATCAATAATCCCACGCTGATGACCGGGCAGATGGCAAAGAAAATTGCCGGCCTGGAAATGGAGCTGAAAGCCCAGGAGGAACGGCTGGCGCAGACCATTACGGACAAGGCCGCCCAGGAAAAGCTGATTGCACAGCCCTTTGAACGCCAGGCGGAGCTGGACGAGAAACGGCGCAGATATGATTATGTCATGTCCGAGCTGAATAAAACTGAACAGCAGTTTTCTTCTGATGATGAAAAGGTTCAGTATCAGCTTCGGGAAAATGAAAATCCCACATTTACATTACGAGATTTGGATATTGATCGTCATTTTATCCAACATGAGAATATTTCTGAGCGAAATAATGCTGAAAATCAAACTGTAAATAGTCTTATCCAGAGTGGAAAAATAACAGTTATTGATGAGAGCGTTGCTTCCAGTTTTATTTCTACCACCGATTGGACAAAAAAAGCGGATGCAAGAAACTGCATCCGGGCTATTTTGAAGAAATTTGTTGGCAATGATGTTCAATTCTCTTACCATGGACAAACTGCTGTTGCCTATCTCACAAATAGAGGTATTGACCACGCTGTTTCCGGTGCAAATACCAAGGGGAAAGCGCTGGCTCTTGATAGCTTTTATGAGATGATTCGCAATGCAGAATATTCCTACAGCGGAAAAGGTGACCATGGAAATGTTGGCGGTCGTGTAGATTGGGACTATTTCGTGTCTGTTGCAAGAATTGGAACAACTGATATCCCAATGGTTTTTGCCATCAGAACAATTGACACTGATTCAAGAAGTCAGATTTACAGCATTGCAACAAAAGAAAGCCCGACTATCCTCCGCGGTGACGGTACGCAGAATCAATCTGCCAACGCACATCCGAGTTACGAGGACTCATCGGGCTCTGGCTACAGATTAGCATATTCTTCTGGTGGTGTCAATGATGAATATTCTCAGAATCAAAAGAGAACCCAAACCCTGACGGACCGGGATGTTCTCTCTATGGCTGCGGATAAGGTTCTTTCCGGCGATGCCATCTCCATGGATGCGGCGGTATCGGATGCCCTTGGTATCTTCAAGAAACGGCTTTCAACCCTGGACGAATTGCAGGAGAAGCGCAGAGAGCTTGGGAAAACCTACAGAGAACTCCAGTTTGGGGCTAACGTTGACCGTGAAAAGGCTGCTGAAACCTTGAAACAGATGCGTGAGATGGATGCAAAAATCCAGGAGGCGGAAAACAAGGTGATCGCGGCGGAGACTGCCCCCGCTCTGCGGAAGGTTCTTCCGGTTGCCAGGCGCATTGTGGAGCAGAACCAGAAGGCGCTGGACGATGCGGTTTTGCAGCGGTGGAGAGACCGGCGGGACAATGCGGCTGCCATCAAAAAGTACCGAACCAGGATTACAAAAGATGTGGCGGATATGTCCAGCTGGATTCTCAGTCCCAGCAACAAAACGGACATGAAGCACGTCCCGGAGGTTTTGAAAAACACCGTAATTCAGTTCCTGTCCGGCATCGACTTTACCAGCAAACGAAATCTCAACGGCGGAAAAGCGACCATTGCAGACCAGGAATTCATGAAACGTATTTCTGCGCTGAAGAAGGCAATGACCCAGAACATCAACGAAAATGGTCTCTACTCCGGTTACAATGACCTTCCCCCGAACTTCATGGAGAACCTGGATTCTTTCATTGCTTCTGCCCAAGCAATCGTGAATCAGAGCAGCGGGGAATCTGTTATCAATCGGATGACCTCCCAGGAACTGAAATCTCTTTCCGAGATTGTGACTGCGCTGAAAAAGCTCATTCAGAATTTCAACAAGTTCCACGCGAATGCGGTGTATCAGCATGTTTATGATGCCGGCGACGCCACCATTGGAGAGCTGAGCAAGTATCAAGACGCAAAGAGCCGGACGAAGATGGGGGAATCCATGAACAACTTCATCTTCTGGAACCAGATTCGGCCAGCTTACGCCTTTGAGCGCTTCGGCCCGGGAGGAAAAGCGATCTATGACGGCCTCCGGCGCGGACAGGCACAGCTTGCTTTCGACACCAGAGAGATTGTCTCCTTTACCGAGAAAGCCTATACCGAGGAAGAAGTAAAGGCGTGGGACAAAGAGGTGAAGACCATTCAGCTGGAAGATGGAGAGGTAAAGCTCCGCGTTTCCCAGATGATGTCCTTTTATGAGCTCCTGAAACGGGATCAGGCAAAGGGTCATATCTTTGGTCAGGGTATTCGGGCGGCTACGTTCACTTCCAACCATAAAAAGGTTTCTGACACCGGCCATACCATCACCCCGGAGGACGCGAACCGGATTATCAGTTCGCTGACGCCCAGGCAGATTGCCGTTGCGGATTCTCTTCAGAAATTCATGCAGGAAAAGGGCGGAAGCTGGGGTAACTATGTCAGCGTAAAGCGGTTTGGCGAAAATCTCTTTGGCGAGGAAAACTATTTCCCAATCAATTCCGATGGGCGGCACCTGGAAGCGAATGCGGATGAAAAAATTGAAGGCCAGAGCCTGTATGCGCTGCTGAACATGGGCTTTACAAAGAAGCTTCAGGAAAACGCGAACAACCGGATTGTCCTGTACTCCATCTTTGACGTGTTCAGCAACCACATGGCGGGAATGGCGCAGTACCACTCCATGGCGCTTCCTGTCCTGGATGCTCTGAAATGGTTCAACTACCAGCAGAAGGAAACGGTCACCGTGATTGAAAACGGGAAGGAGCGTGTCATCAATCAGGTTGTGGACAGCGTGAGAGACCAGCTTGATCGGGTGTATGGCGTTCCTGAAGAAACCAGGCCCGGATCCGGTAAACGAGGATATGCGGAAAACTTCATCACTGGTATTCTGAAAGCCTTTAACGGTACGGAAACCCAGGGCATCAGCAGCGACGAGGTTGGACTGAATTCTCTGCGCCGGTACAATATGGCCCAGGTTGCTTACAATTTCCGGGTTGTGATTCAGCAGCCGTTGGCAATCACCCGTGCCGGCATGATTATCGACTACGCCTCCATTATCCGCGGGCTGCGGCTCTCCCCGAAGGCGATTCAGAAGAACATCGACGAGATGCAGCGATACAGCGGCATTGCGGCATGGAAAGACCTTGGGTTCTATGATACCAACATTTCCAGAGGGCTGACGGATATCATCAAGCACAGCAAAACGGGCATGGAGAAGTTCCGGGAATTCGGCATGATCGGCGCTGAAAAAGCAGACCAGCTTACCTGGGCGGCCATGTGGAGTGCCTGCAAGGAGGAAGTGCAGCGCAAATACCAAATTCAGCCCGGAAGCGAGCACTTCTTTGAAGCGGTTACGTCTCTGTTTGAGGAGGTTATTTACAAGACACAGGTTGTGGACAGCGTTCTGACGAAAAATGAATACCTCAGAAGCAAAGGACTTTTCGCCAGGGCTACCGGCTCCTTCATGTCCGAACCGACCACCACGGCGAGTATGCTTGCAGATGCTTTTGACAAATACCGGATGGATCTGCAAAGCGGGATGAGTATGCGGCAAGCCTGGGAGAAAAACAACCGGAACATCGGCAGAACAGCCCTTGTATACGGTGTTGGCGTTATCCTCCTGTCTGCCGTCCAGGCGATTGCGGATGCTTTCCGGGACGATGATAAGTACGAAAAGTACAAAGACAAGTGGATGGAGGCATTTATCGGGAACTTCATCGATGAGCTTCTGCCGTTCAACAAACTCCCCTTGGTAAGTGATTTCTACGACCTTTCCAAGCAGCTTCTGAGTGCAGTAGGTGTTGATACTTACGGGTTCAACCCATCTTCCATCTGGATGCAGTGGTATGACAACCTCGTGAATGGTACGGAAATCATCTACAAGAAGATCACCAACGACGAGAAGAACCGGTATACCTGGTACGGCGGTATCTACAAGCTCCTTCAGGCTGCATCCGGAATGACCGGAGCACCTATGGCAGCAATCACCAGAGAGGCGGTAACCGGATGGAATGCAATCGTCGGTCAGATGGCTCCAAGCCTTTACGTCCGATCTTATGAGCAGAAACCGGAAACCGAAATCAAGTATTCCTTTCTGGATGGTAAAATGTCTGCCGAGGAAGCAAAACAGGCGCTTGACCAGTATGCTGGATTTACGACAGAGAATGCAAAGAAAAAGGTTGACGTTCTTTCGTTCCAGAGGGAAAACCCGATGTATTCCGAAGCAAGCGAAACTTCCATTGAAAAATATCTGGAATTCGGTGCACCGAAAAAAATCAAACCGGATGTTTTCTTTGATGTTTGGGCGTTTGAAAACGATGCTGTTGCAGACCGGGATAAAGACGGGAAACCGATCAACGGCAGCAAGCGGGACAAGGTTTGCGATTATATCGACAAGCAGGTTCTTACAAAGCAGCAAAAGGATGCTCTTTACCTCGCATTCGGGTATTCCGAAAAGAATCTGAAAGACACTCCCTGGCATTAATCAAAAAATGGCGGCACTGGGTTAGAAATCCCGGTGCCGCTTTTGATATGATTAAACTGGAAGAAAAAAGAGGGGGTGATAGGATGGCAAGCTTTGAAATCATCGGCAGCCAATTTGCTGCCAGGGTCAACTATGAGCTGACCCAGGATGTGGCGCTGAACCAGTCGGTGGTGAAGATCACCGGCGTGGAGATGCGGGCGGT